TATTGTTCTTCACTTTCAAACTCTACACTTTCGGAAAGTGAGGCGAGCTTCTCCTTCTGGGTCTGTGCAAGACCTTCAGAGACTTGATCGAGGATTCCGTCAGCAACCGACTCTGCGAGACGCTTGTTAAGGGAAACGTTTTTCTCAATTTGCTCGTTGAGTTTTGTTTCCATTTCATCAAGTTTTTCTACCATGCTATCGAGTACATCATACTTATCTTCAGGGATGGTTACATAATGTTCTTCAAAAAGACCCTTCATTCCAGAAAGGAATGATTCGGTCATATCAGTCTTAAGACCTGCTTCGACTGCGAGTGCATTCTCTTCGAACCACTCATCAGCGACGTACTCCAGATAAGAATCAACTCTTTCTGCAAGTTCGGTCTTAACAGTTGCAAATTCTTCAGCAACTTTTTCTTTCTCTTCAGAAAGTTTTGCTGAGAATTCTTCTTCCATTTCTTTCTTGAGGACAGCAACCTTAGAATTGATTGCTGCTTCAAAAATAGTTCTTGCTTTCTCTTGGAATTCTTCGGAAAGTTCTTCGCCTTGGAGAAGAGCATTTACATCCTCTTCCATATCATATTCAACAATTTCTTCAGCGACTTCTTCTTCAACCACTTCTTCTTCAGTAGTTTCTGCTTCAGCAACTACTTCCTCTTCGGTGGTCTCTTCTTCAGCAACAACTTCTTCGTCAGAAAGATCTTCTTCTTCCTTCATGCCTGCTGGCATAGGATCTGCCTTACCGGCAGACTTAGTTACGACATCCTTGACTTGCTTCAAAGAACCACCTGGTTCCTTGAGTTTTGCTGAATCGTCATCAGGACGATAGTTGTCGGGGGTAGGACCTCCGAGATCTTCGTAGGAACCTGCTACTGAAGTATCCATTGCGTCTGCTGGCTTTGCACCGGCATTAACAGCAGTTTTGGATTGCTTAGTGCCTGCTTCCATTTCTTGTAAATTGTTGTCACTAGACATTTGAACTCTCCGTTTTTTCCGGTTTTAAAACTATATTTATTTATAAATTAGAATATTTTATAAATCAAAGACTATTTAGAAAGTCATTGAATAAGTTAATCTTATGCTCATCCAAAGTTCTTTGATCTACGAGGGTATTAATTCTCTTTTTGGTTTGCTCAGCAAACTTTTCACGAATGAGACCTCCTTCCCATACCCATTCTTTTCCTTCCATAATTCCTTCAACAAATGCATCAGGAGCAGAAGGATCTGCAACGATATCAGCAGCAGTTGCCAACATGAAATCGTCACCAACAACATTGCATCCCTCTCTTGTCATTTTGAGAGATCCAATACCGCGAGAAGAAACGCCGAGTTTTACTCCCTCTTCAACGAGATTAGCGGCAATCTTACCCATTGGAGTTCCAAGGATTTTTGCCTTACCAATAAAATTATCTCCACTCTCTTTGAGGGAAACAATCTTATGAGAAACACGATCCAAGTTTACAGTTGGTCCATCGGGATGACCGAGTTCGCCAAGTGCTCTACCTGCATTAACGTTCGCTTCGTTATAACGAGAAACTTCACGGCGGAGAGTCTCCATTGGGTACATACGACCATTACGGTTTTTGATATTACCCTGAAGGAAAACTCCTTCGATATACAAAGACTTTTTGCCGTTTTTTGATTCGACAATAAAGTCTACCGATTCGATTTCTTCTCTGATAAGTTTCATTTGATTAGTTTGCGATTCCTACTCTTGCAACTCTAATTGTTGCACTTCCTGTATAGTAAAGGTAATCACCAGGTCTCTTTTCAATAATTTCAGTGATTCCGTCTTTCATAGTGACGGATCCAATTCCACTATAGGCAGAATCTGTCAGATAAACGACTGCCTCAGCACCAGAGTTATTAAAAACTCTAACTGCTCTAGCATTATCTACAGTAGTTGAATTACCAATACCTGCAGCTAATGCTACTTCATTGGCAGATACTAATATCCTAGACATTTTCTAAATGATTTTTAGTTATTTATACTACTCCTCTTCCTGAGTATCCTCGTCATCAACTTCAATCTCATCCTCTCCAAACAAAGAGTTTGCTACTGCAGGACGAACAGCATCAATTCTTTCTGCAGATTTTGCAAATAAAATGTCTTTGATCTTGTCGCTAATCTGCGCGGGAGACTCATCAGATGAGATCATATCTAAAAGTTCTTCCATCTATCTAATTCATTAATGAACAATTTTATTTATATTTCACCACCTGATGGCATTTCTGGTGCCTCAGTTGAAGATCCATCCATTTCTGGTTCCATTACTGGTTTACCCAAATCCATGTCCGAAGTTGAATCAAAAGGCATTCCAGTTTCTGGATCGATTGTTGCAGGATCTGGGATAATGCCAGAACTAATTTCCTTTTTGATAAGTTTATCCTGTTCGATAATCTCTTCATCGGTCTGACGAAGAATCTTTCTTCTGAGATAATCTTGGGAGAAATACTTACCGACATATGGTTCAGCAGTTTGAACCATTGCAAGTCTTTCATTCATCAACTCAGAATCTTTAAGTTCGGAGAAGTGATTATCATAGAGGAAGTCATATTGAATATGCTCACTCATTATTTCCCAATCTTCAGGAGTAATGATATTTTTGAGAATAAGTTGAGTTCTGAGCATGTCATTAAACATGTTCGAAAATCTCTTTCTCAAACGTCCAACAAACTTTGTAAATTTCAGTTCATCTCTGAGAATTTCAGAAGATCTACCCAAATTAAATCCACTATCTCCGTCCATTCGGCTCGACGGAACATTAAGGGACCTGAAAAGTTTTTTCTTAAAGTATTCAATATCCGTGATTTCTCCGAGGTTTTGACCTCCTGGCAAAGTAGAAATTTCAGTTCCACGTCCTCCTTCTCTTCTGGGGAGCCAGAAATCCTCAAGCATAGACATGTACTTTTTGTCATCTCGAATCTCTCCAGTTTTTGCATCATATACGAGTTTGTTGCGATATCTCATCATAACATCTCGCAGATATTGCTCTGCTTTTTGCTTTGGTAGATTACCAACATCAATATAGAAAATTCTACGCTCTGGTGCTCTACTTAAACGGTAAATTACCAAAGAATCCTCAATCATGCGAAGTTGATTGAGAGACTTGATTGCTTTATGGAGATATGAAAGTGTATTTCCTTTATTTCTATCTACCAAACCAGATGTGCAATAGGTAATTGAATCTTTTGCGATCTTAATACCCTGACTTGCACCAGTTTGCATTGGATTGCCAGTTGGATAAACTGACTTTGGATTATAGATGAAATATTCTTCGATTTCTGGGAAGTCATAATCCATTGGATTATCACTCTTGAGTTTTGCAACAGAAGTTCCATCATTTGGTTTTTTCTTCTGCTGTCTGATATGACGCATTTTCATTGCGTCAATGTATCTCAATTCTTTAATTCCCTCTTGGGGATTCTTGAGATCAATGATTTTATGATAATAAAGTCTTCCATCAATATACCAATTTCTGTAGATTTCATGTGCTTTTTTATCAAAATCCAATAAATCTAAGATATGCTTAAATTCTTGACGAATGTTCTTCTTGATGCCATCACTTGCATTAAGATTTGAAAGTTCAATTTCTACTGGAGAATCGTTCGTGTCTGAAACGATTGCTTCATTAACAATATCTTCAATGGCACTATCACACTCTGGGTGAAGTGCCATTTCTCTATATCTCTTAATGAGATCAAACTCAGTTCTGTAAACACCTTCAATATCAACATAAGAACCAAAAAATCCACTACTCATATAGTGGTCAACCCCGTCCTCATTGTTAGGAGGAACGGGGGAAACAACTGATGGTGATTGTGGTTCGTTGTCCTCAATAGAGAACCCAAACAGTTTTGCCATTATTAAAAAGTAACTGTATTTTTATTATTTATCAGTTAATTACTGACCCAGTTTGGTCACTAGTTCCTTGTGGATCTGTACCAACTGCAATGTTATTAACTGCAAATTCTACAGTATACTCTTCAATAGTATCACTTGAATCATATGAAAGTTCAATTGAACCAATATTGACAGGGAAAAGATCAAAGAAAGTATACACTCTGAGTGGTTGTACCGAAGCACCACCATCTACGACAGTGCTACTTTCACTGGATCTTCCTGCAGTAGCACCTCTTCCAAGTTGAGATACGAAAGCATTTGTCATATATGATGCTGGATTTGTTGCACCAGTATTGTTGTCAAGTTTGGCAATACCGTTCATCCAGTATTCCATGGCAGTTCTGATCAAGAAGTTTTCATCGTTGATGATAGTAACAGTCCAGTTTTCTACCGTTCTGTCGCCAGCAACTTTAAAAATTCTTCCTCTGAATGGAACATCAATAGAAGAAACTGTGGATGCAGGAAGTTGTGCTGCCTTGCAGAGGAAGTTAAAAGTCTCTTGCTCTTCTCCAGCAGCACTTCCCCAGTTTGCACCAGCCGCTGTAGCAGCAGCTGGTAATGCTGGAATAGCAACCTCAAACAGATTGGGGCGTGCGCCGCCACCAATCATATTTGATTTGAAGTTTGAAATTGTGCGTAAAGTTGACATTGTTGTAATCCTCCTTTTTTAATTTAATCTAATAATCAAGCTCTACCTACAACTTCCTCAAAGCTGACGCCCGTGCGGGTGGCAACAAATGTGAGGGTTACGTAGTTAATTGACTTAGCAGGCTTCAGGAAGATGTCTGCTCTGAACTCATTATTATCAATTACGTCAGGAGTATTATTCGTGCTGTCACAAACAATGAGGAATCCATACAGACCTCTCTTTGCTTGAATATCACGAAGATATGGTTCAACGATATTTCTAAAGTTTGCTCTTGTCAGTTCATCATTGATTTCAAAGAGTTGAGCATCTGCTGCCTTTTGAAGTGCTTGTTCAACGGTAAGGAACAAGCGGCGAACATTGATTCTATCAAACGCAGATTGATAACCCAGAGCGGTTTTATCTCCAAAGAGGAGAGTTCCTACACCAGACTGTGTAACAAAAGAGTTAATTCTCTGAGGATAGAGACGATCTCTTTGTGCTTTACTTGGATTGTATGCAAGTTTTACTGCATTGTTAATAACACCACGTTGCTGTCCTGCAGGCGAGAACCATGGGAAAGTAGTGATGCTAGTGCGAGTCATGAGACCAGCAACGTCTCCATTAGTTGGAACATAACGGAAGACATTGTTGAATCTATCATAGGTGTACTTGTATCCACTATCAAACACTGCATATGAAGAACTGCTCAATGGACTAAAGAAGTTAATCAGATTGCTCGTTTGAGTTTCAGTGTTAGTGATGTTTACGAGGTTTGCTCTATGAGGACCAACGGTTGCCATACAATCTTTTCTTGCTTCTGCAAGAGAAATAATATAATTTGCTTTTGCTTGAGAATCTGATTCGTTGTCACAACCAGGACCCATGATCAGATAATCAACTGCAATTTCATCTCTATTAGAGAATAAACTGTATGCTGTTGTAATGTCAGCAAGATCTGCCTTCATTCCACCAGATGCACTGTAATCCATACCTCCAGTGAAGGTATAAGTTACATTTCCTACTGCAGAATAAGTAACTCCTTGAGCATCTAATCCCCAAAGACCATCACCGTTGGTTACTGGTACAAACCCTGAGGAGAATCCAGTTGCAACAGGAGTAGATCCATGATGTGCATCACCCGCAGAAGAAGGATTGACACCTGCATATACATTCTCTGAGAAGTCTGCAAGATAATTCTTGTAGTAGACTTTTTGTGGAGAATTTACTGCAGAGATTGCATCTGCTGCTTTTGATAATCCTAAATGAGTCTCAAGAATATTTCCTTGAACACCCGTTACTTTACCAGTGTCATCAACAACGACAACGTGGATGCCGTCATTCTTACCTTGTCTTGTAGTTACAAAGTTACTAGAAACTGGTTTTGGTGCAAGAGTCTTCCAGTATACTGTCGAGTTGGTAAGACCCAGAGTTTGTTGATCATACCAATCAACTGCAGTTGCAGGAGTTGCTCCAGCAACGCCAAGACCGCCAGTATTAATACCTGCGCTATTTACAAAATGAACAGTATCAGCAGTCGAGAATGAAGCAAAGTCTGCTCCTTCTGCATAACTGATCTTAGTTTCTGTTCCGTCTGATGCAACTCTAGAAACAACCTTTACGGTAATGGTACTTGCTGAGTTTACGGAATCTGTGGAAACACCAGTGATGATTCCTTTTACATATCCAGTAAAGGTTGAAGTTGATCCAGCGCCAGGAATAACAACACCAGATAAAGCTGCTGTAATACCAGCACCAACTGTTGCTCCAGCATCAACGAGACTAGTTGTTGTAATTCCAAGAATTTGGTCTCCCAAATCATCGATGGTGCAAACCTTCAATGAGTTTGCCCAAGATCCTGGATTCTTTGCTGCATAAGTGAAAGAAGAATCAGACTGATGATTGTTGATGTAATCATCATAATTATGAATCTTAAGGTCGCCTGTAGATGCAACACCTACACCAGCATTTGCATTGTTTAGTGTACTACCTGCAGCTCTAACTACTTTCAGAACACCGCCATATGAAAGGTATGATGATGCGCTCATCCAATACTCATATTGAGCATCTTCAGACTTGGGTTTTCCGAAAACGTTAATTAAATCTTGCTCTGACGTGATGTCGATAGGATCATTAACTGGTCCAATTGAAAAAGGTCCTGCAATAGCACCAATATTGTCCAGTACATTATCAGCTCTTCCTACAGTAAGGTCAACCTCCCTTGTCAATACTCCAGGAGATAATTGAGGAGTCGCCATGTTTTGTTTCTCCGTAATCTCAGTTTAACTAAAAAATATTTATTAAAACCTGCTTTTTGAGTGGGGAAACATGACGTGAACTACCAATCTGGATATTCCCATCGATTGTCTGATTTTTTATTCTTCATCATTCTCTTTATTGTGCAGTCCTTACACTCATATGAATATGATGATGCAACTGCACCTCTATCTTTTCTAGTTCTATAAAATCCCTCTATTAAATTTTTCGTCTCTCCACAAGTTCTACACTTTCTATCAGTAAGCAGTAAATGTCCAAGTTTTATTTGCTTATCTAATTCCATTATTTTTCTGCTGCATACAATGCAAAAGTTGATGTTGTAATAACAGTCATCATATTAGCAATATGTTGCTTAGTGTCACTATCACATTTATTAGTCATAGGAAGAAAACATCCTACTATCGTTGTTGCGACTATTCCCAACTGAAATAAGATGACAATCTTTATTAGGTTTATAACTTGACTTTTGGTTTCCATTACTGAAAGTCCCACATATAAGACATATCGCCATACTCGTCAGTAAACCATCTATCTCCTTCACTATCAACAAAACTACTTGCAGTCTGTCCATCGTCCATAAATCCGAATGGTGCCATGTCCTGTTCGATTTGATTCTTCTGCTCTTCATATAATCTTTTACGAACATCCTGGTCAGTCAACTCTTTAAAATAGTCCATCTGGACCAACCAAGCATAAATGACAAGACACATAGCAAGGTCATCATTACAACCTTCTTCTGCCTCAAATGAATTGTGCTTTGAAATAAATGTAGTTAGTTCTGAAATAATTTCATAGTCATTAAAAATTAACTTATCTTCTTCAATAAGTGTTTTTAAATTAAGTGCTCCAACTTTCTTGACGGTTTTGGACATCTTAACGCCAAGTTGTGTCTTTTTACCAGAAAATCCTTGACCTACAATTTGTCCTGCTCTACCTCTCATAGAACACATCAACAGATTCTGGTACTCCAGATCATATTGAAGAATAGACGCTACTTGATCTCCAATATCATTCACTTCACATAGAATATATGCACTATTGTAATTCTTTGCCACCTCATAGATGATATTGGGAAACAGCATCGGTTTGATGTCATTGTTTCTATATTTGGCAACAATTCTGTGTGGGAATTCTGTAATGTCAACGCAAACAAATGCTGAGTAATCTTCTCCGACTCCTCTTGCAACATCAACAGTCATTACATAATCATGATTCTCTTTTGGAGGTTCATATACATCTAATCCAGCATTTCTAGTTCTTGGATTGTCATATACTAATGTCCTGAGTTTGCTTGGTGCAATTAAGGTGTCAACAGATCCTAAGAATTCGCACTCAAACTCAACTTTGAATTGTTGTTCTGATGTGTTGGCAATAGTGGTTTCTTTCCACTCTTCATCTCTACCAGGAACTTCGGACCAATGAACATCAGTTGGAATATATTCATTCTTACGCTTCTCCGCATCATGCCACATGCGGTAGAAGTGATTCATACCATGTGGCGTAGATACAATAATTACTTTGGTGTTTTTACCAGAAGTAATAGTAGGATA